GTAAATCGCCTTCAAGTTGTTTGATCTTCTCGCCAGCACCTTGTAGTTGTTGTTCAAGCTGCGCAATATAATCAGTTCTCTGTAAAACACCCTCAATATCATAAATGTCGGTTTTCTTCAGGACTTCTTGTCTATCAATCAGTCCCTTCTCATACGCTGCCATATGTAATTCAAGCTCTGCATATCTATTGCTAGGTAACGTAGAGCCAGTCACCACTTTAACATCGTAGTTTCCGACAGTAATATCATTCATTACTTTTATTTCATTAGTCTTATCATCAACAAGTCTCTTATTAACAGTGTATTCATTCACATTGTTATTAGGCTGTACTAGTCTGATAATCTTTTCTTGTGTATAAAGCTGCTGTATAAATGGAATCATTACCTCAGCCATTCTTTTAAGGCTTGCTTCTAAGTCTGCTAGTTTACTTCTAATCTTTCTTTGTCCATATTCGTCAAGAGAGATAGTTGCCTTGTAAGTGTCAGGAGCATTAGCTGTGTCTCCCATCATCATTTCGTAGATACCGAATTGATGGTTAATGTCATTCTTAGCTGTCTGCTCGTTATGATATAATTCATTTGGCAAAGGCGTAGGAGCGACTGGTTTTGGTTCCCCTAGGTCATAATCTACCTCAATGCCAACACCAGGTCTAGCCCAGTTACGTTCAAATTCTTCTATGTCTACGCTTCCCTTAGGAAGGAGAACCTTAACGTTTGTAGAGGTTGCAGCATGAGCAATGATTAGTGATCTGAGTTTATTTATATATTGCTGTAACCCTTTTGCCATCCTTACATCAGAGGTTGGGAACGGTGTCCCAGTGTACAAGTTCGGGAATGGTATGATTGGATACGTATGGAGGTTTTTCGGTAAGTCCCTTACGTATAGCAGACTATCTCCCATGACGGATATAACTCTAACATTTTTACTCTTTATATTTACTACCTTGATTATTCCCTGTTGTACCAAGAACTGATTGCTAACTTCCTGTACTTGTGGAGGCTGCCCAGTCTTCTGCATAAACATCTGGACTACTTGCATAACCATCTTCTGATCACGATATATTTGTCCAGCTACTATCCATGCTGGTATTTCAAGGAACTTAATAAATTCTTCTTCTGTAAATAACTCTTCTTTAGCGTTACTCTGATCAAATACTCTATATAGTGACTTAAACACCATCTGATATCTTTCATAGCCTCTAATGTATTCATCACCAGTTTGATCCATAATATCAAGACTCTCTGGGAATTGTACGTCTCCACTATCAACTCTATTTGTAACAGGTCTTTCAGTCCATGATTCACCAGTAGCATTTTTAAGTACATCTTCATAAAGTGGTTTGTATTTTCTAGCTTGGTCTCTAGTATAAAGCCTAGAGTATATTATATTCTCTGCATCATCAAAGAATCTATTTCTACTACTCGGATCAACATAAACATCTAGTGGATCTAATGAAATCCATTTTACTTCTCCCTTACCGTTGTCAGCAAGAGAGTCCTGGAATACCAAAGACCATCCTAGGCTCTTAACGTAGTAATCATCTACTATCTGCCTAAACTGCGTATTACCATCAGAGATGTCCCATATGTATTCAAACAGAGAATCCATAACCTTTGCAACCTTGTTATCACTGTCTTCTCTAGCAGAGGACTTAAAGCCTGGCTTTCTACTTGTAAGCATAGCCTTAGCTGTTTCTACAGCTGGATGAATCCTATTAACTACAATAGCTGATTGACCTCTACGTTGTAACTCTGTTTCCTGCTCATCAGTCCATTGTTTACCATAACGGAACTCACTATCTTCTTGTACATGACCTTCCCATGTACTCCTGCCATTGTTATCCTTATACTCAATAAACAGTTCTTGGGTCTCTTTTACCAGTTCCATTACTTCATTTTGATCCATAGGATACCTCTGTCTTTATAATATAACCTTTTTTTGCCAAAAAGCAAGTTTTATTTCTCATAATGTCATCCAATCGTATACTTTTTTTATGATCTTCTTCTTCTCAATAGAATTTACTTCCTTTCTTCTACATGGTATCATCCCCTGCATAGCAGTCCAGACTGCATCCATATAGTCATCGTTCTTACCTTTAGGGTAGGATAAGAACTCTCTTTGAATATCTATATCCTCACTTCTAAAGAAGAATTTCTTTCTAGCTAATCTAGGCACCAGACTTAACAACCTTTCGCTCTTAGAGTTCCTTGGCTTCACACCCTTCTCTAGTCCTGGTATATATAGCTTCTCTTCCCTCATAATAGCCCTAACGCTGTCCCTAAGAGCCTCCTGATAAGCAACTGTCTCTATCTTCATCTTCTTAGGTCTGAACTGTTTAAACTTGTCTATTAGAAGCCTTGGTTGTAATGACGGCTGTATCTTCTTATGTACTGCATCGACAATATAAATGTTTTCTTCAGCATCAACTGCCAGAGTGATTACTACAAAGTAATCGGCTGTAGCCGAAAGGGATGATGCGGGGTCTACTCCCTGATATAGGTCTACTGGTATCTTTGTTATTTCGCTCTCTTCTCTTCCAACCACACTAGAGCTGAGATACCATTCTCCTTCCGCATCTTTCAACAGATCATAGTGATGTAGATGTATGAACTCTGGTTTAAAAGGAGCACTATCAGGCGATTGAGCCTCATTCATATACTCCTGGAAGAACCCATTTATGTCTCCAACCTCCTCGAAGTCACGCTTTATTCGCTTGATCCTCTCCATTGGAAACTTACTTTCCCAGATCGTATCTCCTTCTTCATCAAGAATACTAAACCATAGAACAGTCCATACCGTGCTATTCTTAGCCCAGTATAAGAAACAGTCTTCTGATATAACTGTGCCAATCATTATCGCTCTGCCATTATCAGACAGGGATGGAAGAACTGCCTGGGTAACCCACTTCTTATTCTTAGCCCTAGCTTCTCTGGTTAAAGCGTTAGTCTCAGATTCTATGTCATCCATGATTATCAAGGTAGGTCTGGTATCCTTTGTGATATACCCACGAATCCTGGAGCCAGTACCAATAGCAACTACCCTTGCACCATTCTTTAGAACTATATCATCCTCTCTCCACTTATGTGCAGTTCTCTCACCAAAGTCCCCATATATGTCTCGTATGGGCTCTGAATCTTCCAGATGATCTTTTATCCTAGATAAGAAATTAATGCTCTGAGGGCGTGATTCTGATATGATAACGATGAACAGATCTTCACTAGGCTTCTTATTCATGATCTGGTACATAGGCAGGATCAGACTTACTATTGTAGACTTTGCAGTTCCACGAGGAGCCGCTATCAATACTCTCTTCTCTGATTCATCGCCTATCTTTTTATATATCTCATTATGAAACTGTGGTGTATCTTTCTTATATGCCGTTGGTAAGCACACCTTACCAAATACACCCATATTAGATTTAAGCTTTGCTTTTAGAACAGCTTTGGGATCTACTGTCTCCATATAAGTTCCATTGTTTTACCATCTTGTGTAGTTAAATAGTCGTCTAAGCATCTTATTATCAATGTTGACACATCAATATCATACTCAACATCAGCAGATGCCAGTATCCCATTGTCTAAATCACGTATAATCATAATGTACATTACACTATCTGGTGTTCTATCCATGTCAATATCAATGGCATAGCCGCTTCTAACTAAGAATCCAAGGAAGTCTTCAGCTTCTTCCCATGTGAGTTTAGTCATCTTGCTCAAAACTTACCTCCCCTTTATTTATCTTTGGCTCAGAGGTATCAGTGATAACCTCTTTCTTTGTTGCTCTATATTCAACCATTTCTTCTTCTTTATTTGCATCATTAAGATATCCATCTACCTTTCTTGCCTCAAGTATATTCGTAGTTTTAGTCTGTGAAGGTCTATCCATTCCGTGCATCTTAGATAATAGCTCAAATGCTTTCAATAGAGCCCCAACATTCTGCTTCCTCTCGGCTATACCAAGTGTTCTTTTTAATAAATCTATTGTCTGTGCTCTATCGAATCCTTTTTCTGCTAGTATTTTTGTCAGTTCATCTCCAACCATGTCTTTAAACTCCTCTGATTTACACCATGTTTTCCAGTTCATGTATCCCCAATCAGGATTCTTTGACTCAAGCTCCTGTATTGAGTAGTCAAGATCATGGGTTCTAGCGTATAATCGTGCTATTTGTACTCCTCTTCTCTGTCTTGCTCCATTTAAATGCTTCTTTCCGTTTATACCATGCTTCCTCTCTCTTTCAGCTGCAATTAATAGGGGCGTATTCCTACCTGGCTTAGCATAAGCTCCGCCATAAGGAGTCCGTACCCACTTATTCATAGGTGAATGAGGTCTATTAGCATGTTCATGGTGCCATCTAGCGTCTATACACATAGCAACATAATTATCATCAGATATACAATACTTACCTTTTTCTGCATCATGCCAGTACAGATACTCTATACCAGCTTCATCAGCTTCTTCTTTGGTATATATGATATATTCTGTTGCACCTCTTTCATCTTTATGCTTAATTATTCTTTTTTCCATTAGAAATCACCGCCTTTAGCCATCTGTTTAAGCAGATAGAACTTAATCTCGTCATTCTGTTTTCGTACCCACAGGATAATGGTTAGGAAGTCGTTCTCATAAAGATAACTCTTTCGTCTGTTACACGCTGCACAGATTAACTGTAGGTTACCTATGGTGCTATGCCCACCCTTCTGTAAAGGAAGGATATGATCACATGTGATCTGATTAGTCTTATTAAATTTTAATACAGTCTCACCACAGTATTTGCACTTCTTACCATAGTTATCATAGAATAGCTTGCGTAACTGTTCCGTAGTTACATCAAACCTTAGTCCAGCATCTAAAGCCCTCTTCTTTAGTGAAGATCGAAGATTGCCTAACTTACCAGACAGTTTTTTATATTGTTTGGCAGTGAAGTTCTTGTGGAACGGATACATCTTTTCCATGAATTCTGCCTTATTATACTTCTTTTTCACTTTCTTTTAACTCCTTTAGCCTTGCCATTGTCTTACCAAGACCATCTATCTGTTCAGTCATTTTACCATCCACGGTGATCCACCATGATCTACCAGACCCAACAGAGTAGCCATATCTAGAATGCCTCTGCTTGCACTTCTTTCTCGGTGTCCTGTCCCAGAAGTAAAACCTTTCCTTCTCCAGGTCTCCCATTATTCAAATTCCTCCTTCTTGGTATGTACCATGTGCACATATTTCTTTTTATCAGACAGTAATCCCATAGATGAGGGTTCTCTGTAGGCATTGGAGCCTGCCAGTCACATCCATGAAACATATTGCACTTACTATTTATGCAATTAGTCCGTTTTTTCGGCATCAGCCACAACCTCTTCTTCAAATTTGTTAGCATTCATCTGTACGGTTAATAATCTCTCATAGTTAGCCAGTGATTCTATGCCAACCACGAAGCCTAACAGTACATCTCTCTTGTGATCACCGTCATAAACGGTATAGATGTTCTTCCAGTCATTAATATCTCTACCATCTTTATCTTTGACCAGAGTATTTACATAGAGATACAGTCGTATCTCGCCTTCTTCCAGCCTAAGCCTCATAATGCTTGGAAGATACTGATTAGCAACGTTAATAGCAAACTGATCACTCTCGAATGCTTCCGCATTGGGTATCTGTTTCCTACTAAGTATTTCTTTTTTACTCATTAAAACTCTCCTTTTACTGTTTCTATTATCATTTCATCATTGCAGGTACGATTAATACCAGCTTCATCTGCTCTATCATTCCATGTCTGTTCAAATACGTCTGGTGATATCCATAGTGGTTCAAAGCTCCTTTTATTAATATTATATCTAGTACCATCCTCAGTTATAAACACCTCTATGCCCTTAGCTCTAACGGCATCAGACACACTATCAATGAACCTAGCTATCATCTTACCACCAGATACTTCAATTAATGCCTTCATCTTCTATCCTTAACAAGCTTCCATGATTTATTAAACAGATCCCTAGTCCAGTATTCAACAGTCTTCTTCTTCACACTTCCATCATATCTGGTACCAGCTTCAGTTATCATGGCAATATGCTTATGTGCAATATCTCCCCATGAATCAAATTGTCCTAGCTCACCTGGATAATATAACCCGCCTTCTTCTTTTATGTAAAGATATCTGGTATCAGAATCCCACACCTCTTCGCTATTCCTTGCCCTCTGTTCTTCTCTGGTCTCATGAGTTATACACTTACGCTCATGTAGGTTTTTTAAAGAATAAAACACATCTACTATCGGTCTTAAAAACCAGAATGGCATTGTTCCATTACTCATTTCTTCTCCTTTTTAAATACGCTGGATACCACTTCTGATACCGCTACAACACTTATAATAACGCAGTATACAGTCTTTGCTAATAGCTTCTCAAACCAGCCTAGAGCGTTATCATGTCTCATTATACTATACCTTTAGGGTCATATTCTATGTGATAATAATTAGATTCATCATACCAGACTAGATCTACATCTTTAGCATCAATGTTCTGTCTATACTTAGCCATGTCTGCTATGGCTGTATTAATCTCTGTAATCCTATTACCAACAAGGTTACCATCCTTATGGAACAGAGTAAAGTCAGCTGCTCTACCAAGGTAATGAAGGCTACCAGACATGTGACTACCACCATCTGTACTGTTAATGCGCATATGTAAAGTTCTTCTACTCTCAAGCCTACTGGCAATATACCCGATTATCTTCCATAAGGTAGGATGAAGATTCTTAATACCACCTACTGCTTCTATTTTAACTGTTATCATTTGCTACCTCCTATAATACACAATATAATGCTTATTTAGTATAAAGCAAATTATATTTTAATATTTTTATATTTTTATTAACTCTATTAGAGTATAGTCCTGAGGACTATACGTTACCTCTATTACTCTCTGAGCCCTTAAGGCGAAGAGAGAAACACTATTAACATATATAAGAACATACCAGCGGTATGTTCGGTACCTCCACTATTACCTCTAGAGGTACCTCTAGTATTACCTCCTATTATAACGCGCACGCGAGGGAGAGCTTAAAGACCGCTGGTAGTCACAGGCTATATGCTGTTAAAGTCTGGTGACGTTACATAGTATATTGTGTTATGTAGTGCTATCACTTTGAAAATTGTATGTGACTAGCTAGGTGAGGTATATAAACAAACCCCACCCCCCCTTCTTTGGTCTTCCACCTTCTTCTTTTCGTTGACGGCTTTCTTGATTGATACCTGAGTGATTGTCTGTTGCTCGGGGGCTGGGCTTCGTTAGTATCCCCGCTATACATGGTGATTCGATCTGAGTCATACAATAGAGTAGCATAGGAGATTAGATGAATATAGTAAGAGCTATCAAAGTTAAGAACGTGATTGTTGCTAACGAAAACATACTCAAGGTTAGTGATAGCAAACAAGGTGATACTCTCTTCATCACTCAAGAAGAGAATACTGAAGCTTTCCTATCTAAGGTAGATGCCATACTTGAACCCCTTAATCTGGAAGTAGTGCGTGCTTTCAAAGCCACTGCTGTAGGTAATCTACGTACTTTCATAGGTACCAAAGGTTACGTAAGACCCACTACTGAGCTCGCATAAGAGGTAGTATTATAGTCAGTACTGTGTTCTTATAGCATGGTACTGGCTATATAATAAGGCTCGGAACAAGGCTCTTTATTATTATAAGAGTCATAGAGACAGGGTGTATAATCTAGTGCTAAGGGAGATAATATGCTTAAAACAAAGACTGTAAACATGGTAGTATTAGAATTAACAGAAGAGGAAGCTAATATTCTTAAGAGACTTATAGGTAATCATGCTCTGCATGATATAATAGACCACGGATTATCTAGGAGTGATGTTATTATATTACAACAGATGTATAATATTCTTGAGGGATAGATTATTCCCACAGGAGTAAGTTAATTGTAGCTCAGGAGATATAGTTATAAGTACAATTTTGCTAAGTAAATGAGCCCTATTAGGTGGATGTGAAGTTTGGGAACTGGGATAGGGGACTCAGGATAGGGCTTATTTGCTTTAATTAAATACTAAAGGAGGAAGCATGAGTAAGATATGGGTTGAGTTTTTAAGATTAAAAGTAAAGGAGATAGGAAAGTTCTTATTTTATATGATACTTGTTATATTGGGTATTGCAGTTCTTTGTTTTGCATTTACTGGATTAGGTTATCTTGTTAGTCTGTCAACAAGCGCATTATCACAGTATCTTATGGATGGGGATGATCCAATCTTAGTTGGCTATATGCGTGTTGGTAGATTTACTCTCTATGCATTACTTGTTGTTACAGTATTTATATACGGTGTATTTATAGCATTACCTAATTGGTTAAGATCTAATTGGAAACAAGCTAAATACAATGTAAAAAAGAGTTGAGATGAACAAGCAAGAAATGATTATTTTATTGAAAGAAGATGTTAAAAAGTTTAATGAAAGCAAGGAGAACGGACTTATTGACCTGCGTTATATTAACCTGCGTTATACTGACCTGCGTTATACTGACCTGAGTGATGCTGACCTGAGTAATACTGACCTGATTGGTGCTAACCTGCATGATACTGACCTGATTGGTGCTAACCTGATTGGTGTTAACCTGCATAATGCTGACCTGATTGGTGCTAACCTGAGTGGTGCTAATTTGATTGGTGCTGACATGCATGGTGCTAACCTGAGTGGTGCTAATTTGGATTTTAGTTGCCTACCGCTTTGGTGTGGTGGATTGAATTTCAAAATAGATGAAAGAATAGCGAAACAGCTAATGTATCACGTTCTAAACCTGATGATATATTCTAATATTAAGATTCCTGAAACACGAAAAGGATTGATAAAATTTGCTAATGAGATGCACAGAAAAGATGTTAAAAGACTTGAGGAGCTATAATGGATGATGTAAAAAATGTAATAGAAAGACCACCCAAAAAAAGGGAGAAATAATGCATATCAAGAAGATATTAAGTAGAAACAGAAGAGATTTTCATGCTATTTATCAATGCGAACATTGTGGAACAACAGAAGCAGGAAGCGGATATGATGATACTAATTTTTATCAGAACGTATTACCTAATCAGAAGTGTCCTGAGTGTGGTAAAACAGCTAGTGGTAATAAACCTATAAGAACACCAAAATATGGAGCACATGAAGTAATATAGATAAAAAAGGAGGAAGCATGAGTAGAGAATCAAAAATAGAACTATCAAAGAAGATGTATCGTATCATTATTAATTTCTTGAAGAAAGAGAAGATATTCCAATATGAATTTCACGTTAAAGCTGGACTATGCTCAGGATATTTAACAACAATGAGAAACCATAGATCAATACCTGACATAAAAATCCGTAAGCGTATTCTGCTACGATTCCCTAAGCTAGGAAAAGCCCTGATGAATTGCCTTTACCAAAAGAAACAAGAATTGAAGGTAACACCAGTAGTTGAACCTGTTCAGGAAGTCGTATATCAACTTGAGCCTAGCAGTAACAACACTATTACCGTTATTAAGAATATTAGGGTTAAGATTACATTTGATCTTAATGCTAGTAATCCTAAAGTAGAAATACTGGGGGAATAATGCCTATTATCATTTGTAATGTAAGTAAGCCCCCAACTGAACATGGGGTAAATACTTACGAGATCAGACTTAATAGTTTAGCATTGGGTAGCTTTAAGCATAATAGAGATGATAAGTTATCTGTATTATTACTAAAGGCTGCCAATGCTGTTGAATATTTGGAAAGAGATGATGTAGTAACTCTTCATAACAAAAAAGCTGAGGATATTATTAATCAGCTAAATAGTCTAATTGGAGGTTATTCTGATGGAGGAAAAGATTAGAGATATTATTGGTGTAGGTTTAATAATAATGATAACTTTCTTCTTAGTATATGTTATCGCAGATGATTATAATAATAGTCAAAATGCTGGGTTACATATTTATTCAATTCAGTATAACGATGGTACTAAAGAAGTTATAGCACTGGTAGATACTGTAGTAACATATAGCGATAAGAAAAAGATTGGCTATTGCACCTTTGGAAGTCATGTTATTCCAATGAGTTGCATTGATATGATAACCGAGGTTAATTCCTCAAATAGAAACCCCTAGGGAGGAAGTATGAGTAAAAGTATTACAGTAAGATTGAGTGTTGCCAGTAACGGTGGTGGATTAGTAGAAGTACCTTTCTGTGAAGCAGACAAATGTGATGTAGCAGATGTGTTACACAAACAAGGTGTACAGCTTGATAACCAAAAAGTATTCCTTAATGGTGAACCTTGTGAACTTACTGATGAAGTAAGGGATCGTGATCTGATCACAGTAGCAAAGATTAATTCAAAATCTGGAAGAGCATAACCCTGCTGGGAGAGGCGGTAATAACTGTCTCTCCCCTTTTATATAAGGAGGTATAATGATACCAAAATTACTAAGAAGAAAAACAAGGTGTGGTTTAACTGTTGAAGAGAGAAAAGCCCTTAATAAATATTATGGTTTCATTAAAATAGATGATAAGTTAAATGCAGAAGAAATGGTTAATTTACATAGTGCACTCAGAAAGATGTTTCCAAACATATCTCATGATATACTAGATCGTGTGCGTGGAACAAAGATAATCAATACTGTCATGAAATGGTTTGTAATAGATAAGAATGAGGCAATGGATATTCTTAGACAAATAGCTATTATATGCTTCTACAATGGATATTGTTGTTATATAGTACAAGGAACTACTATAGATGATATTGAGTTCCCAGAAGCATTGATAAAAATGGATGAGGGAATATTCGATAATGAAGACGAAGATGAAGAAGATAGAGGATTAGAGAATTGCCTAACATATTTTAACACTAATCTATCCTATTACTTACACCCACACATATCATTAAGTGGAAATCCTTGTTTAGGTGATTTTGACGGTAGCATTAGAAACCATATGTATAATAACAGATATATGTTAATGTTGAATGAAACTAGACAATTTCTGTGTAATTATACTGATGATGATGCATACTGGACAATAGCTACCCTTCTAAATAAAAGAGAGCGATTCATTCAAAAGTATAGCTTTATACCCGACATAAAGAATCTTCGTGAAGAGCATATTGAACCATCTGAAATAAGATACTTTATTAACGAAGAAACTATTGTAACACCATTTAAGAATCGTCTATATAGAGACCACATAAATAGAGGAAAAATAAACTCTATTAGAATTCACTCAATGGAACTTTGTTTTAAACACTTTATAAGGAATAATACTGATTTTGTTTTTATTCATCGAACTAATATAAGGAAGCTAGATTTTATAGAGAACTATATTCTCGGTTACAGACAAGAACTTAATGCTGAACAACACCATTATTATCAAAAGCTGGTGGATAGTGGTAAGGTTGATTTTTCTGAATTCATGTATGCACTAACATATATACTAGAACCAGAAGACTTCCTGTATCTTAATAGTTGCAGAGCTAGTTATGATACATTTTCGTTTCAAACAGGAGAGGTTCAGTTGTCTGATGCGGTTAATATAACCTATGATGATCAAAAGGTAGAATCTCTCAAGCTTTTAATTAAGGCTTTATCTAGTTTTTTAATCAAGGGTATGAAAAATATAGACATGTATCATGGCACAGTTGATATGTTTAGTGATTTTGAACAATGTGCTCAAAACTCTATTATGAATGAAGCTTTAACTAAAATAAGAAAAATGAAGGGGATGAAAAATGAAATTATTAATACCGAAAGACTACTCTAAGAAAATTGAATGGTGGCTTAATAGGTGCGATAAAGAATGGTCTGGTGTAGCTTATTATACTATTCTAAAGAGTGATAAAACTGGGTTTCCAAAGGTTGTAGAGCTTAGTTATTTTAATGTACTTGATGTAGGATCACATACTGAAACAGAATGGTTTGCAGAAGACCTAGCTAAAGCACAAATAAAGTTCTTTGATAAGAAAGATATAGATTTTAAGGCTTGTTTACAGGGTCTTATACATAGCCATAATACTATGTCATGTGGTTTTTCTGCTGAAGATGATAATACACTGAAAGAACATGCTCCAGATGTAAACTTCTTCTTTAGTCTTATAGTTAGCACTAATAGTTATTCCAGTAGAAATCTTGCTGTAAGCTATAGAGATCAATATGGATTTATTGGCAAACATGAAACTAAAGACATAGTAGAAGAAAAGATAGACGAAAATGTACCTAGTGATTGGCTAGAAGAAATAGAAGTTATCAAGACAAGAGAGATAGCAGAAAGTGTAAAGAAACAAGAAGCTAAACTTCCTGCACATAAAACATATGATTTTCCCTCCTATGAGAGCGTACCTAAGAACAAGAAAGATACTCCAGTGATAACAGATAATTCGTACTTTTATCTGCATTCTGGTGGAGAATATTTTATCAGAAACCTTGATAATATCTTTTGTGACCATATAGAGCTAGATGAATACTCTGATCAAAAGTTCTTCTTTAATGGCATAGGTAGAGCCTTGTATACAAGTGATATAAAACGTAAAATACTAGCTATAAAAGAAGCTATTGAAAATGGATTTGTAAACTGGGATGAACTTATTGAATTCTGCATTGACAATGAAATCAATGAAAATGAATTTTTATACTTTTAGGGAGGAATAAAATGGACTTTAATACATTAAATGATTTACGAGACAGTGAATCTGGGCGTGAAAGAATAAATTCTGAAAGATTTCATAGAAATAAGGACTTAATAGATCAGAGCAAACTAAAAGAGGTGACAGTAATAGGTTTGGGTGCTATAGGTAGTGAGCTAGTGACACAACTGGCAATCATGGGATTTGATAAAATGCATATATGGGATAATGATAAGCTTGAGCTTCATAATCTCAGTAGCACAAAATATCCAGAAGAAGCACTTGGAGCCCATAAAACTAACGCAGCATATAAACAGATACAAAGATATAATAGTTCAATAAAGACTATTACACATGTTGAGAAATTCATAGAAGGTTGTGAACCAACTCCAATAACCATAGTTTGTACTGATAATATGAAAAGTAGAAAAACCGTGTATAACGAGTGGGAAAGATTACCAAATAAAGAGCTATTTATAGATGTTAGAATGGATAGTCTCACTATGCAGATGATTACAACTACTAAGTATGATGATAACTATGATAAATATTGGGTAAAAGACAGTGCAATAGAAGATGCTGTATGTACAATGAAACATACTATATTCTGTTCATCACTAGCAGCTGGTCATGTTGTAAAACAATTGTTTCTAGTATTAATGGGACATCCCTATTTCATATATGAATGGCATTGCTTCAATCCAACAAGCTCAGAAATGAAGGAATATATAGTTCCACCTATAAAGGAGGCAAATAATGAATCCTAAGACACCAAAACGTTCAGCTAAGAGAAGTATACCACCGACAAAAGAAAACGCAGCACAATTGAAATTTGACCATTCCAGTAAGGATCCTTTTGTATCTTGTGGAATAACCAAAGAAGACGTATCACAAATACTCAAAGATATAGGATTAATATTTAACACTAAAATGCCACCTTCAAGAAAAATAGAAGTAGCAGAGAAGTTGTTAAAAAGTAAACCTATAAAGATAAGGAGTTTTCTAGTATATTACTTTGATATTGCAATGAGAATTTAACATGGTATAACCAAGATAAGAGTGGCGGAATAGGTAGACGCATAGGCGGTTTGAAAGAGGTAATATATTCTTGTGTGTCAATGTGCCGAATATAAAACTAAACTGTCAAAAGGATATGAAGTAGAATATCTAAAACATCTTTCATGCAGGGTGACTTTACGAGTAACAAAAACGCAACCCTTGATGCTGGGAACGTAGTATAAAGCATTATCCAGTTGTGACGGAACTGGTACTCGGCAAATCCCTGTCTCTTATCTTGGTTTTTAAAATGTTGCATAATGATGAAAGTTAATTAATTTACAATAAGGAGCTGTAAGGAGGAAGAGTGAAAAAGAGAACAGATTATATAATATTTCCACCAGGATATCAATTGCCAATAGCTCACTATAGAACAATGAAACAAGTAAAGGCATTCCTAAGAAGAAATAGTAATGTATGGATTTTTGTAAAGAAATGGATTACTACCAAATCTAATAAAACTTCACGTTTAATTTGTAGTAGATATTATAAGTATATTATATGGTAGGCATGAAAAAGAATTTTAGAAATAATTTGTGTATATAACAAAATTAGTTAAATTATAGGAAAAAGGAGGTATACTTGGATATACTAGTAAGGAAGATTAAGAACGATTGGACTCAAATGCCAGGTGGATTGACATGGTACTTTATAGGATCACCTAAAACTGGTAAGACTACACAGGCTTCTAAATGGCATAAAGAAGGCTCTAAGAAAGTTATTTTAATAGATACTGATCTTGGAGCAGACTTTGTAGACGGAGCTAACATCATACCAGTAGTCTGTTTAGATCAACCAACAAGAGAGAAGCTTGAAAACGGTAAGCCTGTATTTGCAACAACGAATGGTAAGAAAAGACAGGTATTTGAGGTTGTGCCACCAGTAGAAAGAGGTTATTACTATAGGTCTGGTAAAGACAAAGGTAAACCAATGGCAGTATATGCATTTAATGAAGTAATATCATGGCTTAGAAATGAGTGGAATACATTACCTTATGATGCTGTAGCTATTGATACCATTGACAAGGTAAATGAATGGGTAGAAGCTAAGGTTGTAAAAGAATTACAAATTGATAATATCGCAGATGCAGAATGGGGAGCTGGATGGAGTAAAGCCAAGAATAGAGTAGCTAGAGGTGTAGAAGGATTACAAAATGTATTAAGAAAAGCTGGATCAGACTTGATAATGACATCTCATAGCAAGCCATCTTCAGTACAGGATGGTAAAGTTCAACTTGCACCAGACTTACCAAAAGGACTAGCAGGATTATTAACTGGTAAAGCTGATGTTATTGGCTATACAACTGCATCTAAAGTTGATGGTAAATATTACATATCATTTTTATCTTATGATGAAAGAGCAGTGGGAAGTAGGCTTGAGCCATTACGACAAAAGAGATTACCATTTGATTACAACGCAGTCGTAGAAGAATTAAAAACATATAAGAAAAGGGAGGCGTAAATGCCAATAAGACCGCCAAAAAGTAGTGGAGGCAGCTTTACAGGATTTAAAGCTGTAGCAATTCAAGATATTCAGAACAAGAATGTAGAAAGTGTTGATATAGCATTAGATTTAGTATTAAAAGTAGAAGGGTCAGAATACTCTAAAACATGTTCTATCTTTGGATCGTTTGAATGGGATGGAGATGGTAACATTAAAGAGAATTCCTTTCTAAAGAAAATCTATCGTGTATTTGATGGTATTGGAGAACAAGGTGGAGTTAATATCAAAGGTATGTGGGTAGATAAGAATGACAAACCAGTAGAAGATATAGAACAATATCTTGGTAAGTATATAGATACAACTAAATTCCCATATATAGCCTATATTTATAGCCAGAAGAGCAAGAAAGATGGTAAAGTATATCAGAGAGCATATCCAATGCTTGTGCCTAATACATCTCAAGGTATGCAAGACATTAGTGGGTATATTAAATTTATGCAGAGAAATAAGTATCTGGATGAATATAATGAGAATGATGACAATGAAAAAGTAGTTGTAGACGGTGGGATTTCAAATAATGATAAAACATACAACGCAGGATTTTAATTATGAAATATTTAGAGATAGCCATAGGTAGTCCTACTCAAAGAGGTAAATTCATCAGAGAAGAGGAACTTCCTAAGTATATCCAACAACATGGACAAACTACCGCTGTCTTTAGATCTGTTTACACTTATCCAGAAGAACTTAATGTGCACATAGAGAAGTTTAAGTCAATAAAAGGCTATGCTGGATCACAAGGATTATCTTTTATACCAATAGATATTGATAAAGGAGATAATTCAGATGATTACACATTAAAGAAGCTTCATGCAGTATTATATCTATTACAAAATGAAGGTATTAGCGAAGATAACTGCCAAATATATTTTAGCGGAACAGGTTACCATGTAGATATACATAGAGCCTGTTTCGGATTTGGTGATTCAAAGGATTTACCATATATCTTAAAGGAGACAATGAAAAAACTATCTCCTAATCTTGATCTTGCGATATATAAAAGAGGAGCTTTATATAGGTGTATTCATACTAAGAGTGAGAAGAGTGGGTTGTATAAAATACCAATATCATTATACGAGGTGAATACTCTAAAGCCAGCAGATATCAGACAACTAGCAACTAGACAAAGACTAGACTTTGATTTTACTGATAAGTTTGGTGATGGTGAGTTAGAGCATCTGATAATTAAAGAAGTACCAACTGTACGAAACTTTCAAGATGTAATTGAACCTAAAACAATAGTACCATGTGTACAGACATTGTATAATAATGGAGCTGAAGAGGGAACTAGAAATAATGCTATATTAAGACTAGCTTCTCACTTTAGACGCAGCGGTATTCCGTCTGATGCAACTAAAGCAGCTATATTGCACTGGAATGATAACTCATTAGACGAATCGCTAGTTCTTGAAAAGGTTGAATATGTATATAACTCAAATTACAAATACGGATGTAATGACTGGTTATTAAAAAGGTATTGTAATCCACGTTGTATGCACTTTAAACGTAAAGATTATTTAATAGATACATATAATGCAGATGATTTACAAAAAGCATTGGAGGAGAGAATGAGTACAAGTTGGGATGGCAGAGTAATAGAACTACAAAAGATATTTGATTTACCTTCATCAATAGATGCCACTATATATCCAGGTGAACTTGTAACGATATTTGGCTATACAGGTTGTAATAAAACAGCCTTAGCACAGAATATTATTATGGGACTCAATATGGGTACTAGTAAAATCCATAAGAATTGGCAGATACCAACTTTATTCTTATCATTAGAATTAAGTGGATGGGTAATGCATAGAAGAAATCTTCAAATTGCTGCTGATGTAGATAAAGAAACAATATCAGAACAATTTAAAGAAATATATAAAAATAATAAAGATAAACTTGGTCATATAACCATGCAGACTATATCACCAACTATAGAACAGATTAAGAATAAGATTAAAGAACTTAATCCATCTTGTGTAGTTGTAGATTATATAGATTTAGTTGACATGGGTGCTAAAGACCAATATACCCAGATTAGAAACATCTCGCATCAGTTCAGTAGTTTAGCTGTAAATCTGGATATTATTATTATACAAATATCTCAAGTATCACGCCAATATAGTCGTAATGAAATATTAGACCTATATGCTGGTTTAGGTAGTGGTGCAATAGAAAACGCTAGTCGTAAAGTAATTGGTATTAAAGGTAAAGCAGATTCACCAAACAGAGTAGTAGAGATGTTTAAGAATTCTGATGGAGATCTATTTGATTTCAAATGTAAGTGGACACCAAGTTGGAGACTACTAAAGGAGAACTAATGAGTAATAAAAAGAAGAAACCACTATGGCAAGTAACGTGGCATGAGAATGTTTCTCAGAAATGGCAAACCACGCTTAGAGCTTATACTGAAGCAGAAGCTATCAGGTCTGTTAAGGAATGGAATGAAGAAATGCAGGAGAATATAGAACTATTAACCAGTAATGCAACTGAAAGCCTAATAGGTGTAAAGGTATACGAAATAAAAGAAATTGATAAAGGAGTAAAATGTGAAAACAACACAGGAACTAATTAATGAGTGGTTAAATATAGAAGATGATCTTAAGATGGTAGATGAAGATGATGCTGAGAAGCTTAATGAACTAGGATTAAAACAACAGGAACTACTTAATAATATGATGGAGAAGGTAGACAACATTGATGCCTTCATAATGCATATTAATACAGAAATAGCTAAATATAGAGCAATCAAAGATGTTTATCGAAAAGAAGTAATGAGAATAAGTACAAAAGTCAATTCAAGAGAGAAATTAAAGAAGCATCTTAATGGCGTGTTAATACCAAGCATAATAAAAACTCTTGGTAAAGATGGCAAGATACAGACATCATCAGCAAGATATACGCTGTATACTGGATGGGGATCGCTTATCTATGATAAAGAGCAGATACATGATAAATATAAGTATGTAGATATGGTTGATATGGTAGACACAGAAAAGTTAAAGAAAGACTCTATAGCTGCTCAAAAGCAAGGAGAGCAGATAACTGGAGCAATGGTACCACAGTTAGATAGAATAAGAAGGTCTTAGTGTTTATTAACCTATTCGATCTGAGCGAAGAAGGCAAAGCTGGGTATGCTATTCAGGTACTCAGTGGAATATTTTGTATGGGATTTTCGATAACAGAAGAAATACAACTAGATCTATTTATTCATATATTTGGATTTACTGTAAAATTAATATTAAATTTTAACATAGCATTTTATAAGAAAATATTGAGGTTATAATGAAACATACTATAGAACTACAGAATGACAAACAACTTAACCTTCTATTCATGGCATTAGATGTTCTATTGAAATTACAGATAGGGCAATGGAACTTTGCATTTAGAAATGTATTTCCATATGGTGAAGGATTAGAGATATTCAAGAAGGAATATAGAGCTTTACATACTCTGATATTACACATGTACGAAAATCCCAACAGAATTAGCTTACACAGCAAGAAACTTAATGATGATGTTAGAACAGTATGGGATATGGTACAAGAAATCAGACATCATACCTATAAGCTAAAAACAGAAGAAGAACAGAAACGAGAACCAGATGGTAAGGAAGTACATAAAATAAGCAAATGTAAAGCAATAAAGGTTAAGTTGGTCTAGTAACACTAACAATGAAAGATATCCCCTTAGAGTTGAGATATGGAGCTCTGAGGGGGTATTGCTCGCATTAAAGGAGAATAACATTAATAGTAAGAAGAAAGACAGAACTGAAGAACTTGCTAAAGTAAGAAAAGAGTGGCTAGAACTAAAGCAAAAGGTAAAAAACTACCAAGAGAGGAAAAAATGAAAACACCAATGATAGATGAGTTGATAGAGAGTTTGAAATCTGAATTAATCTATAGTGATAAATTTAATTTAGGTAAAGTACATATTGATTTAACATTACCACGTAGCGATGTTATCCACATCCTCTCCGAGCTGGAGACGCTTAAAAGAGAAAATTCATGTTTAAAGTGCGACATTAAAGACTTAGATTCTCATTATTTTCTGGAGCATCCCGAAATAACAAAGGAAGGTTAGTATGAGCAAACAGATAGATAAGTTGATAGAATATTTAGAACAAACTTACAAATACAGGAAAGATGATTCAATGATTGGTTTTACTTTAACAAGACCGGAACATAAGCAACTCCTATCCGAGCTGGAAGATATAGTGCAAAACAAAACCTATATAGTTGTCCAATTCGGGTGGTCTGCCCAAGAAAATGTTTTGGTTACAACTGATAAATATGAGGCACTTCAGGAATATGGCAGGAAGAAAAATGAAGATCATGGTGATTTACCATTTTCCTTTATTGAGGTTTGGGTAAACGGAAAAAGGATTGAGATGATACAATGAAAAATAGCGATATAAGACTCAAATTATCACACAAAAGAGAAAAAAGATTGAGACTTGC